GGCACACGAGCATGGCTGGATTGACGGGACTGATCTACCCGAGTTTGGAATGGCTCTGTAAGCTGTATTCAGTCAAGGATCCTGTTGCCATCTTCGAAGGCGTGCAGGTGATGGAAATGGCTGCCCTAGCCGTTCTGAACAGCAAACGCAAATGAGCCAAACCACTGAGCTGCTGCTGAGGATCAAGCAACAGGGCGGTGAACAGCTCACGAGGTTGTCTGGCAGCTTCAAGAATCTGGGACAACAAGCTGCGGCTGCAAATGTCAATTTCAAAGAAGTATCTGATGAACTAAAAAAAATTCAGCAAAGCTCTGCGAACAGCATTAACAATCTCAAGGGTTATGCGAATGCATGGCGTGAGATTGCAAATAGTGTTGAGATTGGAACTGCTGAATTCAAACAAGCAAACGCTGAAGCAGCGAAGCTTGAGGCTCAACTGAAAAAGGTGCAGCCCGGTGGTGGCACTGGTCGCCTGATGGGACTTGCTAGGGGCGCTGGCACGGTTGCTGCTGCTGGTGTGTTTGGTGGTCCGCTTGGTGCTGTTGGCGCTCTGGCTGGCGCACCGTTCGGCCTTGCTGGCATGGCTGCTGGTGGCGCGATTGGCGCCCAAGCCGGAATGATGGGGCAGCAGGTCGCAGGACTAGCCAGCTACACCGCGTCAATTGAAAGACAACGAACTGCATTGAAGCTGGTTACCGAGGATTCGGTTTCATACCAAAAAGCTCTTGATTTTATTAATGCAACCAGTCAACAACTGGCCATTCCTCAAGAACTAATCACGCGTCAGTTCACGCAACTATCTGCCTCTGTCCTTGGCGCTGGTGGCAACGTCCGCGATGCCGAAAAAGCGTTCCTTGGTATTGCCGCTGGTATTCGCGGCACTGGCGGCAGCCTGCAGGACATGGAGGCCGCACTCCGTGCTACGGCTCAGGTCTTCAGCAAGGGCAAGGTTAGTGCAGAAGAACTTCGCCAGCAGATTGGCGAGCGTCTGCCCGGTGCATTCACCCTGTTTGCCAAGTCTGTTGGCATGACGCCGCAGGAGCTGGATAAGGCTCTTGAAGACGGCAAAGTCTCGCTACAGGACTTCCAAAAATTCGCGGAAGAACTGTTCAAGCGTTACGGCAAGAGCGCGGAAATTATTGCTCAAGGACCGCAATCTGCTGGTGATCGCCTGCAGGCTTCGTTGTCAAAGTTGAGTGAAAGTGTTGGTCGCTTGCTGGCACCTATTGGCGCTGCATTTCAAACAATTTTTGCCGACATTGTTAATGCAATAACAAGAGCTGCAAATGCACTTGCCCGTTTCATGGGCATGAAATTTTACGATCCTGAGCGAATTGCGGATCTAGAGAAACGAATTAAAGGTGTCACGGCTGATTTGGCTGGACCGACAGATTCAATGACTGCTCGCCGGCGTGGCGTGCTAACTCAACTGCAAAGTGAATTGCGTCAAGAGCGTTCACGAATTCCTTCCGCTGGAGCAGGAACCACATCACGTCCCAGCGGTTTACCTGGCATCACTGCTGATGGTGGTGGCGGCGAAAGTAAAAAGGCCGAACAGGAAGCCAAGCGTCAAGAACGCCTGCTGGAGCGTCGCAATGATCTCACCCGTCAAGCCGGTGAACTTGAGCGGCAACTGAATTTCAAAATCAACGAAACGGTTGAAGCACTGCAGGCATTGGGTGCAACTGCTTGGGAAAAGATTGAAAGCAATTACAACAAGTCCGTCAGGGAAGCTGGCAAGCAAACAGATGATCTTGCACGAAAAGTTTTTAATCTTGCACGAGAAGCCGCTCAGGCTGGCGGCAACCTCAATGAAGGTCCGCTGATTCAGGCTCTTCAACAACTTGAAGAAGCGTCAAATGAACTTGCAAAGGGTGAGACCGGTCAGGCCATGTCCGACTGGTTTGCTTCTACTGAAGATGGCTTCCGTAGTATCACTGAAAAGGTGTACGAGAACGCCCGTGCGATGCAGTACAACGCTGACGTAATGGGTGGTTTGAAAGACGGTCTTGTTGGTTACGCAAATAATGTTGGTACTGTTCGTGAGGCTTTTGCGTCACTGGCTGAACAAGGAATTAAGGGCGTAGAAAATTCAATTGTTGATCTTGCGACAACCGGCACCGCTAATTACCAAGCATTTGCTGTTGAAATTTTGAATCAGACAGCACGCATGATTATTCAGCAATTTGTTCTTAAGACAATTATGAGTTCACTGGGTTTCCTTGGTGGAGCGACCGGATCTGCTATTTCGCCTTTGGCTGGTGTTTCTCAGTACAACATGGGCGCTACATCGTTCAACCCGCTTGCGTTTACTGGTGGTTTCAAATTCGCGATGGGCGGCATTATGACTCCTAGCGGTCCAATGAAACTCAAGCGTTATGGCACCGGCGGCATTGCTTATGGTCCTCAGCTCGCCATGTACGGCGAAGGGAGCCGTCCTGAAGCCTATGTACCGCTGCCTGATGGCCGCACAATTCCTGTAACCATGAAGGGTGGTTCAGATATGGGCAGCGTTGTGGTGAACGTCGACGCAAGTGGTTCTAGCGTTGAAGGTAACGGCGGTCAGGCCAACCAGCTTGGCAAGGTAATTGGTGCTGCTGTGCAGGCAGAATTAATCAAACAACGTCGTCCTGGAGGCTTGCTTGCGTAATGGCTACTTTCAACGACGCCACTGTTGGCACCAGCACCGGTGGCACCACGCCTGACTTTGGCGTTCAAAAGCAATCACAACCTGTTGTCAATGCCGTCAAGTTTGGCGATGGCTACGAGCAGCGTGTTCAATTTGGCATCAATCAAAATCCCAAGAAATGGGATCTGACTTGGAGCGCTAAGAGCAATACCGACGCGACAGCAATTGAAGCGTTCTTTGATGCTCGTGGTGGCACAGAAAGCTTTGACTGGACGCCGATTAATTCTGCGACTGCATACAAATGGGTGTGCAGATCTTGGAATCGCAGTTTTGATCTTGCAAACATCAATACGATCACTGCCACTTTTGAGCAGGTATTTGAAGCATGACGACACCAACGTCAATCCAAACCGAGATCCAAAAGCTGGATCCATCAGCAATTATCGAGCTGTTCCAACTGCAGCTCACGTTGGCGGTTAACGGGATTGACACCACCTTTTATTACCACGCTGGCACCAACGCCCTGACTGGCAACGTGGTGTTCCAAGGCATCACCTACAGCGCCGCGCCCATCGAGGTAGATGGTTTCGAGCTGACTTCAAAGGGTACGTTGCCGCGTCCCACCATGCGGATTGCCAACGTCACCGGCGCGATCTCGGCATTGCTGCTGACCTATAACCCACTGCAGGCCAAGGTCACCCGCATTCGCACCTGCAAGAAATTTCTCGATGCCGTCAACTTCCCTGGTGGTGTCAACCCAACCGCCGACCCAACCGCCAAGTTCGAGGATCAGGTTTGGTACATCGACCGGGTATCAAAGGAAAATATCCAGCTTGTTGAATTTGAACTGGTCAGCAAACTAGACCTCACCAACCTGCAACTCCCTGGCCGGCAAGTGCAGGACTACTGCCCGTGGGTCTATCGCGGTCCCGAATGCGGTTACACCGGCGGCAGTTTTTTTGACGTGAACGACAATGCTGTAGGCGTCAGCACTTCTGATGTTTGCGGCAAGCGGTTCAATAGTTGCAAGATCCGTTTCCAATCCCAAGGCATTTCCGACTATCCGCATGGTGGTTACCCTGGCTCCCGCATCCAAATCTGAGGCCGAGCGCCACGCCAGATCCGCTGCACCCTACGAAGCCTGCGGTGTGGTGATCCAAGCCGCCACTGGTCAGATGTACTGGCCTTGCCGCAATGTTTGCGAGGAACCGGAAAAACACTTCGTCATGCACCCGCGTGATTACTATCGGGCGTCCGTCAACGGCGAGATCCTTGCGATTGTCCATAGCCACCCGAAGGGCGGACCTGCCAGCGAACTGGATCAGCGTGCCTGCAGGCAAAGCGGTGTGCCGTGGCTGATCTACTCCCTACCAGCGGACGAATGGTTGACCATCGAACCCTGATCGGCTTGGAGTGGGACGACGACGGGCGCGACTGTTACACGATGGTGCGCGATTACTTCCGGCTGCAGGGCATCGACCTAAAGGACTTCGACCGTCCCGAGGATTTGGAGACCACACCCAGCATTTACCTACGCGAGGCGGTGGCACTGGGTTTCGAGCGCGTGGAGTTTGAGCAACGCCGCCCTGGTGATGTGGCCATCATGAAGCTCGGTACGCTGGAGCCGATGCACGCTGCGATCTTCGTGGAACCGTGGCGGATCCTGCATCACATGAGAGGCCGCCTTAGTGCTGTGGAGTGGCTCAGCAGTTACTATATGAGGAGCATCGCGGCGGTTTACCGATATGCAGCGGGTCTGCCTAATGGGTGAACTTGGCGAACGTTTTGGCGCCGAGCATACCTATTACAACCTGCGTAACGCCGCTGATGCGATCAAACTCCTGTGCATCAACATGCCGGAGTTCAAGGATTATTTACTGGAATCAGAAGAAAACGGGATTGGTTATCAGGTATTGCAAGGCGGTGTTGATTTCAATTACGAGGATCTTTTACTGCCGTTTGGTGAACGTGAACTTGTAATTGTTCCTGTTGTTAGTGGTAGCGGAGGAAGTACAGGGCAGATTTTGACCGGCATCGGTTTGATCGCCGCCGCAATCATTCTCGGTCCAGCGGCTGGTGGATTCCTTGGTCTCGGCGCTGGATTAGGCGGTGCTACTGGAGCTGGCGCTGCTTTGAGTTTGGGTTTGATTGGCGGTGGAGCGGCTTCTGCAGTTGGCGCCTTAGGTCTTGCTTTTCTTATTGGCGGAGCTGCACAAGCCCTGTCTCCGCAGCCGCAAATTCCAACATCAGGTGGCTTTGGTTCTGTTTCATATGGCGGTAGTTCCCGTATGGGCAGCCGCAACCGCACCAACGGACCCGAGAATGTCACCTCTGGCATTGATGGCCAGCAGTCCTACGCCTACACGGGCGCCGCAAACTCAGTTGGTGTTGGTGCCACGGTGCCACTGGCTTACGGCAAAGTGCTAATCGGCAGCCACCTGCTCAAGTCGAAATTCCAGATTGCCGACGAATCTGATCCGGTGCTGACCAGCCTTCGCGCACCAAGCACTGACACGATGCGTCTGGGCAACGAAATACTGACCAACGAGTTCTCCGATAAATCTGGTGTTATTGCCCGCCGTGTTTATCAGACAGCATTTAACACTCAGGCATACTTCAACCCTGTTAGTGCATACGGCGTTACCAACAGCACGCAACTGATTCGCACCGACGTTCAAAACGAGCGCCGTTATGCATCGCTGCAGGTCTACGGCGGCTACATGGCCAGCGTGGAGCAATACTCCGATTTCAACGTTGCACTGTCACTGGAAAACGGTCTCTACGATCAGGCTGGTGGTACTGGTACAACTTACGTTGACGGCTACATCAGCTATGAAATCAAGGTCTACCGAGGCACTGTTTTAGATGATGGCTTCCTCGTCGCCGCTGACTCCGCCACCATCCAAGGTCTGATCTTTGAAGGCCAATTCTTCGGCTGGATGCATCGCTTGGAGTTGGGTGACATTGAATCCGAAAGCATCGTCAGCGTTCAAGTTGAAGTGATCTCGGCGGAAACTGTGGCCAATGGTTCCACCGGCTCCAACCCGATCTACCTTCGCCTAAATAGCGTCGGCTACCAGCTCTACTGACATGG